GGGACTGCCAATGTCGAACCCATCGTGATGGAAAACACCATGACGGGTGCTGGCGGTCTGGCTGGCCGTGCGCGCTTCCAGCTCAACGCTGACGCCGCCCTCGGCAGCTACTCCCACGCCCTCAAGGCCATCACCGTTTACGGCACTTCCGGTAAAACCACCGGCCTGGGTTCTGCCTTTGTGGCAGAAATGACCCTGTCCGCTGGCACCGATGGCGGCACTTACGCGCCGCTTGAGATTGAGCTGAACGCTCCGACCGGCGCCGACACGGGCACCCTGACCTCGTTCATCCACATCTCTACCCAGGGCGCGGGTGTTGCCACGATTGACGACAACGTCCGCCTGTTCAACCTTGCTGGCGTGACTGCCGGGACGGGTCATGTGTTCCAAACCGGAAACACGGCACCGGCCACGGTAGGCGGCTCCCTGAAGGTGAAAGTAGCGGGTACGGACTACTACCTGATCCTCTACACGGGTGAAGTGACGACCACCTGATGCTAGACAAAGAAGGACTGGAGCGCCTGAAAGCTCAGGCGCTGGAGCAGCGGGACAAATACGTTCAGATGCTCCATGAGGCCAACGGGGCCATTGGGATGCTGGATCTTCTTTTGGCCCAGCTAGAAGAAAAAGGGGAAGCAGATGGCTGATGCGGTCACAAGCCAAACCATCCAAGACGGTGAGCGTCGGGCTGTACTGAAGTTCACCAACATTTCGGATGGCACGGGTGAAAGCGCCGTGACTAAGATCGACGTCTCCGCCCTGACTGCCAACAGTCGGGGCGAGGCGTGCTCTGAGGTCGCGATTGCCCAGATCTGGTGGCAGTGCGTCGGAATGGGCGTCGAGATCCTCTTCGACGCCACCGTTGACACGCCGGCCATCATCCTGAGCGAGAACTCCAACGGTCACCACGACTACAGCAGCTTCACGGCGATCCCGAACAATTCGGCGACCGGCAAGACGGGGGACATCAAGTTCACCACCGTCAACGCCGCCACCGGCGATGCGTACACGGTGATCATGGACGTGATCAAGAGCTACTGATGGCGACGACGAAGAACGTCAGTCGCACGCCTAGCGGGAGACTCACCTACCGAGGTGAGTCTTTCGCTGGCTACAATAAGCCGAAGCGCACCTCGGGCGGCAGCAAGAAGTTCGCCGTCCTGGCCAAGAAGGGAGACGAGGTCAAGCTGGTGCGGTTCGGCGACCCGAACATGACGATCAAGAAAAGCAATCCTGAGAGGCGACGCAATTTCCGGGCGCGGCACAACTGCGATACCGCAAAGGACAAGTTTTCAGCACGCTACTGGTCGTGCAAGAAATGGTGAGTTTGCCGCCCCCCGCTCGTCTCCTCTCTCCCCGCGCCCGGTGTGGGCGGGTGGGCGGCATCTTTTAGGAGAGCGCTATGGCTGACGTACCGAAAAATGTACGCAACCCGGCCTTGTACAAGAAAGCTCGAGCTGAGGCTAAGCGCAAGTTCGACGTATGGCCGAGCGCTTACGCCTCGGGCTACCTGGTTAAGCGCTACAAGGACATGGGTGGCACCTACAGCAACGGCAAGGCCAAGGGCGGGGAGATCAACTCTCATACCATGATGGTCCAGGGCCGGGGCTGCGGTGCCATGATGGACAGCAAGCGGAAGAAGACCCGGGTGCCCCGTGGCTAAGACGAAGGGAGGGCTGACCAAGTGGTTTGGCGAAAACTGGGTCGATATCTCAGCACCGAAAAAGAGTGGTGGCTTCAAACAGTGTGGCCGGAGCTCTGCGAGCGATTCAAAGCGTGGCTATCCAAAGTGCGTGCCTTCTTCAAAGGCATCTAGCATGAGCGAGAAGGAGATCGCCTCGGCCGTCCGGCGGAAGCGATCGAAGAAGCAGGGCGTGGGCGGCAAGCCCACTAACGTAGCGACATTTGCAGCCGAAGGAGGCTCGGTCATGAAGATGAAGAGCAAGGGCTACGCCAAGGGCGGGGCCATGATGAAGAGCAAGGGCATGGCGAAAGGCGGTGCCATGAACAAGAAGCCGGCCGGCAAGATGCGTCCGCCTTCTAAGAAGAACAGCGGCCTTTACGGCTAAGGGTGCCGTATCTTCAGAGTAACATCCCCCACTTCAAGTGCTGGGTTCGCCGTGAATACACCAAGAATCACATGGAGTATCACGGCGAATTTTTGCACGCGATGGCGATTGCGGTAACGACGATGCCGACCAGGTGCCTCAGCTTCCAGGTACTGTTTACCGGGGCTGAGACCTACGACACCGACGAGCCGAACGTACACGGTGGGGCGATGTGGGCGCGGATGCCGATTACGGCGCTGGTTGGGGACACGCCGCTGGAGGACTGGCCGGAGCCTATGCCGGTCTGGGCTGCGCAGCCTTGGGACTGCAGCAGCCACCACCACGCGGTTTACGTCCTGGACCGATGCACGCCATGCCCCTGGCTGGCGAAGATAGACGGCAAGTTCTACCCGGCGAAGTATTACTTCACCGTGGATTATGCCGAGAACGAGATTGCTGACGACCCGGCGCAGCATAAGCAGAGCCACGTCCTGGAGCTGCTCGACGCCGGCAAGTGGACCGGGAACATCGTCGCCCTGCCGAACAATCGGGTCAGGGTCACGCACCCGGCCTGGTTTGAGACGGGAGAAGGTGCGCCCGATTTCCGCCCGTCGCAGCATATCCACTACAGCAAGTCGGATCTGGACTATACTCTGGACGTGAACCAGGTCTTCGACAATCTGTACGCTGAGGGTGACGACAATGGCGACGAGCAGCAGCAAGAACTTTGAGCTCGACGTAGCCGAATACATCGAGGAGGCTTTTGAGCGGTGCGGGCTAGAGCTCCGCACCGGCTACGACCTCGAGTCGGCCCGTCGATCGCTGAACCTGCTCCTCGCCGAGTGGGCCAACCGTGGCCTGAACCAGTGGACGGTGAAGCAGAACACCATCGCCATGGTCCAGGGCACGGCGGCCTACAACTTGGATGCGACGAATCCCACGGCCGTCATCGACGTGCTGGATTGCTTCGTGCGCGAGACGGTCAGCGGGACGACCACGGATCTCCCGCTGAACCGCATGAGCCGGGCCGAGTACGCCAACATGGCGACCAAGAGCACGACCGGGAAGCCGAACCAGTATTTTCTGGACAAGCAGATCACGCCCACGATTACGGTCTGGCCGGTGCCCGACAAGAGCTCGACCTACACGGTCTATGTAAACGTGCTCACGCGCATGGACGACGCCGACACGGGCGTCGACACCATGCAGGTGCCCTTCCGCTTCTACCCGTGCTTGGCGGCCGGGCTGGCCTATTACATGGCCCTCAAGCGCGCCCCGGAGAAGGTGCAGCTGCTTAAGGCGCTGTACGAGGAAGAGTTCACCCGGGCGATGTCCCAGGACGAGGAGCGGGCATCCTTCCGGATCGCGCCGAACCTCCGCAGCTATAACATCGCCTAGCCATGGCCTTCGCATCCGGAAAATACGCCTACGGGATCTGCGACATCACCGGATTCCGCTACCGGCTGAAGGACATGAAGAAGACCTGGGACGGGCTCCTCGTGGGGCCCGACCAGTGGTCGCCTAAGCACCCCCAGCTTGAGCGTAAGCCCACGCCGGCGGATCCTCAGGCGCTGAAGAACGCGCGCCCGGATCCGAACGCGGACGGGAATGACCTGACGGCCTTCCCGCTGGTCTATACGAACGTCGGGGATGGGAAGCTGGGCACAATTTTGCAAACCTTTGCAATTACCTGTACTGTCGGCGCGGTGGAGGTGACCACATCATGAGCTATACCCTAGCCACGCTGAAGGCCGCAGTGCAGGACTGGATGCAGGTCGACGAGACGACGTTCAACGACAACCTGGATGAGATGATCCAGAACGCGGAGGCGCGGATCTTCAAGCTTGTGCAGCTCCCCGAGCAGCGCAAGAACGTGACCGCCAACGTGTCGACGAACAATCGTTTCCTGGCCACGCCGACGGATTTCTTTGCACCGTTTAGCCTGGCGGTGATCGACGACAGCAACTACCACTACCTGCTGTTTAAGCACCCCAGCTTCATCAAACAGTATGCGCCGGGCACCGCTACCCGCGGGCGCCCAAAGTATT